CCTGTGGTTGAATAATATGCGGTTGCACCCCAAGAGCCAGCAGTTCCACTAACTGTTGAACCAGAACCTAAACTAAAAAATAATTCAATACCAGAAGTATTGTTAGTTGCCCATGTGCCTGTTGTATCGCCAGCAATAGTTACAGTTTTGTATTCCCACGTATTTGCGGCAGAAATTGTGTAACTATATGGATAAAACCTGTTTCCAGCAGAATTTCTAAAAGAACCGCCAAAAGTTCCTGTTAAAGAACTACGCACCCAAAAAGATAGCGTAACTGTTTTGGCGTTTGCTGTTCCCCACCCTAAATCAGCAACATTAAATCCTTCAATATTTTGCCGAAGTAAAAATACTTCAGTAGAACCTACTGTATAAGCAGAAGAAGATGTAACACCTAAGTAATTAGTAAACCCTACAGGCGGTGTTACTGCACCAGCATTTTGTTGACAAGTTAATTTTGATGCTTGAGAAAGTGAAAAATACCATCTATCTAAAGTATATGCGCCACTTGCAGGAGTAACACTAGCACCAGCATTACGCTGGTCAATAACCATCGCACCATTGATGATTCTGTTTTTGTTGTTAACCCCCAAATCACCCTGAACATTTGAATCGAGCGTACTCCAGCTAACTGTGCCTTGGCTTGGTGTAATCGCCTGAGTAGTCGTGCTGAGGTATCGGACGTAGACGTTATTGGTTCCAACACTAGGGGCTGAGGTCATGGTCAGCGTTGTGCCACTGATCGTATAAGCATCGTTAGGCTGTTGGACTACGTTATTGACCGTGACTTGAATGTCATTAATTGAGGCTACAGTGCGGGAAAGCGTGAAGGCGGTCTGTGAGCCTGTGCCGTTGAAATAATCTGTACCAGAGATAAAGCTCTGGGTTGTGGGTGTATTTCCAAGGTATGGCATATTAGCTTGTCGTTAATACTGAAACAACACAATCGGCTGACGTGTTTGCACTTGTCGCCACCTTTAATGCGTCCGAACCAATTAAGACTACACGGTTACCAGCAATCGCTTCTAACGACCCACCAACAGGAACAGTAGCGCCCTTGATGATGTAGTAGTCCGTAGCAGAACGGGTAATGTAAGCATCCGCAGTAATTGGCGATGCGCTCTTGTTTGATACCAAAAGACTAGTAACCGCAACGGTATTTGAGCCACCCACCGTAAAAATAGTTGACCCCGTAGTGACTACGTTAGCGGTTGCATAAGAGGTATTTGTATATGTCGGCATAGTTAACTCATCATAGTTGCTAAGAATAGCGCTTGGTCAGGATTTGCAAATCCAGGTGTTGTTGACTGCCAAGTCGTGCCATTCGATGTTAATAAATTACCACTCGTTCCAGGGGCTACAAACTGTACGGTGCTGGCTCCGTTTCCAAGAATAACGTTGTTGGCTGTTAGGTTTGCAGATCCAGTGCCGCCGTAGGTAGCTGAGATAACGTTAGCTTGCCATGTACCAGATGATAGCGTTCCAACCCCAGTAATGTTGGCATACGCCCCAACTACATACGCAGAACCAATCGTGCCACTAGTAATATTTGAGGCGTTAATCGCTGTGATTTGAGCACCATTACCAATCAACGCAGCTGCGTTAACTGTGTTTGCCTCAAAACTACCGCCTGAGTCTCGTAGAACAATAGTAGAGGCTCCATTAGCGGAGGCCGCCGTAGTTCTTGCGTTGGCTATGGTTCCTGATGAGATGTTGCTTGCGTTAATGGCGTTAATTGCTGAGCCGTCACCACTAAACAAAGAGGCACTAATGACGTTAGAACCAAAGCTACCATCTGCATCTCTAAGAACTAAGGTACTTGCACTATTAGATGTGCTTCCAGTTGTACGGGCGTTGGCTATTGTGCCGCTGGTAATGTTTGAGGCGTTGATGTCTGTTAAAGCTACAGCGTTACCTGTGATATTTGTGAAGTTACCAGTCGTAGCATTGACGGTTGTAGCCGTGACCACGTTAGCATTAAACGAGCCGTTGGAGTCACGCAGAACAATCGTATTAGCGCCATTAGAAGCAGAAGCTGTGGTTCTGGCGTTGTCTAGCGTACCTATCGTAATGCTAGAAGCGTTAATTGATACGTTAGCAGCGTTGGTAAGTTGACCTTGAGCGTTAACCGTGAATTGCGCAACCGTACCAGAATCACCATAAACACCAGCCGTAACAGCAGTGTTAGAAATACTAAAAGTTGTGTTTGTAAGGCTTAATCCAGTACCAGCGGAATAAATCTGAGCTGAGCCGATTTGCGCAAACGTAATATTTGTTGTGCCAAATGTAATCGTACCTGGCGTATTGCAGGTATAAACCTCGCCAGCTCCTGTATTACCAGATTGTACGAAGAATGTAGAACCTTCGCTTAAACCAGCAGAACTAGCAACAACATAGGTATCAGCATCGGTTGCACGAGTAAGTACCCAAGCAGCCCCAGGACCAGGAGCATCTGGAGCACCTGGGTTAGTAACCGTATAGACACCGTTTTGTACCGCATTAGACTGGGTATATACAAGAACACGAGCTGTGTTAGATAGTGACACGCCATCAATACTTAAGGCTACGTTTGAACCGCTATTGGTAAGTGTGGCCCCTACGCCGTTACCTGCGCCACCTGGCTGATTATATGTGGCAATTAAAGCCGTTGGGGATTCGACAAGAACAGGAGTATGGTAGTGAACACCCGCAGCCACAATCCCATCTACATACTGCTTATTAACAATATCTGTGGCGTTTGCAGCGTTAGTGCTAATCGTTCCAGCTGTTAAAGTAACAGAGCTGGCAACTAAATTTGTGGTGTTAACCTGAGTAAAAGTAACCGTTGTAGCAGCGTTGCCAGACGTATTAACGATATTTGTAGCATCGGTGTAAACGGCTTTTCCAGATGGCTGAGTGACAAATACGTCTTTGGTGCCCGCTGAGAAGTTAACAAGTGATCCTCCGTTGCTAGAAGATAAAACAGTATCTCGACTTAAAGTGGTTCCACTAGATGTGTATGTACCAATACCAACTTCCCACTCTGTACCTGTTTGAGCGGCAATTGTGTAATAGGTCGTGTTTCCGTTGCCAATAGCGGCAAAGGATTGGTATCCATCAGCAGCGCCAAGAAGTGTTACTGTGCCAGTACTAACTGTAGTAGTGGTTTCTTTAACACGATCTTTTAAGATCAGAGCCATTCAAGCTCCTTAACTTGCGGTCAAACGAATAATTGCGTTTGTTGCATCAGCGGTTGGGAAGTTCACTGCGAAAGTACCATTTGTCGAGGTCTTATCGCCACCAAACGCTAACACCGCCACAGCAGCATTTGCTAAGTTGGCGTTATAAATCAAAGCACCGTTAGCGGTAATCGTTGCGTTTAACCAAGAAGTATTAGAGAACGAGATAAAAGCCACGTTTCCAGTATTTGTTGGGGTTACGCTAACCGATAAAGTATTGCCACCAGCCGAGTAGTTACCTGTTGAAGGCACTTCATTGCTTGTGGAATATGCAGTTGTATTTTCATCCAAACTAGCTGAGCTGGTATACAGCGCCAATTTAAACGTATTTGCTGAAAAGTTTTGCTGACCATTCAAGAGTTGAACCTTGAACGATGTAGCCATTCCTTGGGTGATTGCCATTTTTTGCTCCTAAAATTATCTAACAGGTCCAGGTACGGGCAGCCTGAGCTGTCCATCACGGTATGCGCTTCTTCTATCTTTACCATCACCCAACTCTTTGAGCAACGCTAAGGATTCTTGGTATTTGGCTTCGTAGTAACTAACCATGTCTTGCTCCCCCTTTTGGAAGATCACGGCTTCTCTTAACGAACCATACAACAATACAGTTTCAAAATTATCACCTAACCAAGATGTCCCAGCAATAACAATAGACTGTGGGTAATAGTAGTAGTGCAGTTCTACATTGTAGTTTTGATCTGGAGTCGGGCCAATAATGTACGTATACGGCTCAAACTGAGCATAGTAACGAGGGGTGCCCTCGTCTGTTGGGCTTGGGTAGGCTTGGCGAATAAAGTTAACATCTTTATCAATTAAAAACTCCTGAGACCCATCAGCCAATATGACCGCCATAGAGAACGATGCCAAGTAGTCGCTTGGTAACGCAAGGTATTTGTCGCCCTGAGTGAAGTTACCAGTCTGATTTTTACGAATAGCTGGGATCTGAACGGCGTTATAAACCCGCTCTTCACATTGTTGGACAAACAGCGGAATATTGTCTACAAAGGCCTGTTCAGAGGACTCGGTGTAATCAATAATCGCTTGCGTTAACTGAGCGTAGTTCATTAGCCCATTTTCCCACTAGACATTTTGCCTTTAGTAGCAGCGCCAGTACCACGCATTTGAATCTTACCGTAGCGATTTTCAGGGGGGTAATTGCCCTTACTAATACCGCCAACAGACATATTCATTGTGTCCATTACTTTAGCGCCAGGAGTGTAAGCACTGTCTGCAACGATGCTAGTAGCCTTACCATCCATAGTGTGCGGTGGGGCATAAACCTCAGCAGGTCCTACTTCTTTGCCACCTTTTTTCATAGAAAACTTAGCCATTATCGACCCCTTCCAGATTTCTTTTGGTTCATTATTCGAGCCATATTGCGACCCATAGTCTTCATGTTTTTGTTCATTGGGCCAGAATTCTTCTTTGGACCCTTCTCAATGCCTACTGACGGGCCTGAATCACCTAAGTTTTTACCTTCGGTTTTACCAGTTTTAGTAATGCCATCTGCGCCTTTTTTATACATTTTTAACTCCTTAAGTTGTCGTTACCGATACTGTACCAATAATTACTTGTTGTACCAAGTCATTTGGAGTTAAACCTGCATCAGGACCTCTACTACCCCCGACTGGATTCCACCCCCACTGAAACACCCTACTACCTAACTCTGGACTACCAAATCCATCTGGGCCAATGCCCGTCTGGTTAATCTGTAAGCCACTTTGTCCTGATACTAAATAACTCACGTCTGGTCTTGGCTCCCGCACCGCCTGTGGATCATTTACTGGATACAAGCCTAGAGACAACTGAGGCTGATCTGGATCCCAACAAGACGGGCAAACCTTAACTTGATACGGTTTTGTCTTTAATATCTGTATCTTTAACTCCGTAAGCTTATACCGCTGTGCGCATCTGTCGCACTCTGCAATGGCATATTTACCTGAAGAAAACTTACTTGGCATGGCATTTATCTATAGTAAAACGAGTTACGTGGCACTATACGAATTGCGGCTGTTTCTCTATCCTCATCCGCAGCCAATTGCCATTGTTGTTCATATTCAGTTTTGAGCATTTGGATCCGTCCACCATCTACCCCAGGCATCTTAGTACTTAACTGATAAGCCAAGCCAGCAGTCATACAGGGGATAAAACGAAATGGAATATCTTGGGTTCTGATACCACTTCCAGCGTCTTGGATTCTACGCATTCTGTAATACACAAATGTATATTGGTCGCCAGGTGGGTTAGGGGTAGGCCAGACGTTAACACATGGTAAGTTATTGGTATATACCTCTGCAGCCGTTAAGTGGCTCACCGCCGTTGTACCGTTTTGACCACGCCAAGCATTAATAATTTGATTGCCGACAATATTCTGATAGCCAATAGTTTCAGAACCGATATTAACAAACCCCTGAGTTGGAATATTAGCGGCATTAACTAGGGTAATAGTCGTGTCAGTTGCGGTTATAGCGCCATTTAAAGCAGCCTGTGGGACAGTTGCTACATTACCTGACTGTCTATTAAACCAAACTTGAATTGGGCGCCCATTAGCGTTTTTATTAGGAATAGTAAGGTAAGTAGGTTCACTAATACGACTAATATTGATGTCAATTTGGTTGTTGCTCTGACCATTATTAGTACGCACCACAGTGTCTAAAAGGTCAACTGTATCAACGGGGATAGGGTAAATAGCCTGTCCAGTATTCATTACAAACTGCCCCTGCTCTACAGTCCACAAGTTAATACCACGGTTAGCCCATTCAATCGTCAATAGGTTTAAAGACCGCCGTGCAGTACGGAAATCATAGCCAGAGCGAACCTCTAAACCACAACGCTCAAACGCCTCCTCAATGAGGTCGTTCATGTCTAGGTTGAAGTTATTTGTGCCAGTAGTGGTCATATCTTCCTATACGGTTTTACTTTTGCTTTTACCTTTTTGGGCTGGGGCACGAACTGCTTTCCCTGCGCTTTTCCCGCCCGCTTTGCCCGTGTTGTTGCTGCGTATTCGGATGGACTCAATGACTGGATCGCCTTTTTGGGTAGATACCTTTCGCCTGTTTCGGACGACTTTTTTCCCGACTTGGTTGTCCACTCTTGCTTTGTCCAAGCTTTGAGGCTGCGTTGAGGTTTTGCTAACGCCACTTAATTTCTCCCAAATCCAATCCCAAAAGAATGGCATTACTTCTTTAGCTTAGACAAAGTCTGCGCTAACCTCGCACGTTGCCCCATTTTGCCAGGCTTCTTAGCTGCTGCGGCAAGCTTTTTAGCGGGGATTTTTTCGCCTTTTTTAATGCCCATAGACGCTCTTAGGGCACCAGGTTTCTTAATGGCTTCTTGAATAAAGTTAACTTTGCCACCTTTTTTCATAGTAACGCCACGTCCCTTAAGGATGTCAGCCTGAGTTACTTCGCCATCTTTGTTTAAATCAGGAAACTTAGCCACGATAACCTCCACCTTTTTCTTTGTACTTTTTAGCTAAGAGTTGTGCCTTCCTAGCCGACCATTGACCCGCCGCAGTGCCTTGCACAGCCGAGTTCTTAATACTTTCAAATAAAGACTTGCGCATACCAGGTTTCGTATAATTGCCAGCTTGGTTAACCTTTGATACCTTGCCACCTTTGGCGTACATGTCCACCGCATCAGGGTTATCCTTACGGGTAATAACTTTTTTACCGGGCATTTTGCTAGGCATAATTGCGCCCATTCCACGACTAGCTCTCATGCTCTAGTCTTCCCACGAACAGCACAGCCATCTGCCCTTGCGGAAGCAGATTTAATTTTACCGCCCGATTTGTAGGTTGGTTTTTTAAGCTTACCGCTCATCATCTTCTCAATATCGCCTAATGCTGGTCCAGCACCGCCGCCACCGCTAGGAATAGGACTAGTCCCTAAATTCCTTTTGTATTCGTTGCGTTTCTCATTCATTTCCTTGCCTTCACCAACGTACTTCTCCAAAGTAGCAGCAAACTGCTTTTTGATCTCTGGATCAGAATTTGGCATACCCCGCTCCATCCGTTCAATAAAGGACTTACCATCCCCTATTTTTTTGGATGGATCTACGGGTTCTACAGGCTTAGTCATTAGCAGCTTCCACCGCCAGCCATCTTAATCATTTTGCCTTTGGTATGACCCTTCATAACGCAACCATCAGCACGGGTTACACCACCCTTAGCCATGCCATGCATTTTCTTTTCGTGGCCTTTGACAGCAGCCGTAGCTACTTTTTTCATCATTGGCATATCTTTTTTGATGTCTTCGTGTTTCATCATTCCACCTTTTTTAAACTTTTTGCCTTTATCGGCAGTTAAAAATTCCTGTCCAACGCTGGCAGGGACTCCTACTTTTTTGGCAAAACCAGGGTTTTTAGCCACGGCAGCCATAAAATTGTGTTGCTTTTTGCTTACGCTAGGCACTTATTTTCCCTTGAATAAGCTGGTCAATTTTTGAATCAAGCCTGTTAAAGCGTTGGTCAAAGTAGTCTTTAATTTTGTCAATTTCTGCATTAGTGACGTTATCACGAGCCACCTCCAATTTAGTGTTAATTACCAGTTGCTCAAGGTCTTTTAGCTTTGTGTTCTTTTCGTTAGCAACAAAGCCAATTACCCCAATAAACGCCGTTAGTAGAGCAGACCAGATGCCTAGGGCGATAGCAAAAATATGTTCCATTACATCATCTTCCCTTTAGTCTTGCCACGAACTTCGCATCCACCACCACGAACAGACCCACCTTCTTTGCAGTTCCAAGCCCGTAAGGACTTGTTGATGCGGCTGTCTGGGTCATTAGCAGTTTTAGCAGATGTGAGCTTTTTCTTCATACCTGACATTCTGGCGCAAAATGACTTCTTTCTTGAACCGCCTTCTGGTTGTGGTCGTTTTAATCCAGGCTTACCAGGATTGGCTGCGTTATACGAAGCTCTACCTTTGGCGTTTAGTCCACCTTCAGGGTTCTTACCCTCTTTACGTTG